TTAGCTGCGGGCGAGGCGGCGGGCCGTTAGCAGCAAAATCCGCCGGTCTTCCGCCGAGCAGGCCCGGTACAAACGCATCAAAGCAAGCTCGTCACCGAGGAGTGATCCGGCCTCTCCCGAAACGAGATAGCCGAGCGACGTGTTCAATACTTTCGCGATTCGTTCCATATTGTCCCGTACCTGGCCGGCACGATCGGTTTCCCATTGGGCAATCGCGGACCGTGAGACATTCAGCTTGGCGGCAAATTCGTCCTGGGTGAGGTTGGCGGCGAGACGGAGCGCCCGGATACGGGCACCGACGGATTCAGCGGGCGGTTGTTTCTTAACTGACATGAGTTCACCATAACACGGAAGCGCGGCCGACACCATGTTAGTATTTCTTGACTTAAAATGTTAGTTAGACTAACAATTTGGGATCGTCAGGAGGTTAAGATGCCACAAGCACGAACATGGTCCGAGGCCGCTGATGCCACGATTTGCGCGATGCGGCGAGGAGGCTTTTGCTGGGCGGAGATTGGCCGCACGTTGGGGTTGTCAAGAAACACGGTGATCGAGCGTGGACGGCGGTTGCGGGCGGAGGCGCCCGCCCGGACAAGGGCTATTGTCGACGAAAAACAAGTTTCTGACGACCCAAACCGCGGGCCTTTACCCGCGGGCCATTGGCTGACATGGGGTTTGTTAACCGATGCGGCATTTCCCAAGGCAAACGAGCCATGACGCCGCCCACCCGAGCGTTCCCGGCCGGTCAGGCGCTGCGGTCCGGTGTGAAGGTCAGAGCGCAACCCGTCGCGGAGGGGACGCAGAGGCCAGTTTCCGAGGCCGAGCTTGTCTTGCGGTTAGAGGCGGCGGGCGCGACCCTGCTTGCGATGCCGGCCCAGGGATATTCGACCGGAATGCGGCAAATGCGCTTTGATATCGTCCATACGGCTTTGGAAGCATATGGCTGGCAAAATGCCACGATGCGGCCGCCGGTGCCCGCCGCGGCCGCGATTAGTGAGATGGATGAAGCGTTCGGATGGCTTGGCTTGATCCCCGAGCAGTCATACTTGCTTCGGCGCATCTTGGGTGCCCGCGCCCTTGTTCATCCCTTGACCGGACGGCACCTTTATCCCTGGCGCCGGTTGGCAGCCCTTGTTGGGGCTGATCACAAGTCGGTCCAGCGTTGGCACCGCAACGGAATTAAGATGCTTGCGGCGGCGCTGAAAGCTGCGGCGTAGCGGCCATCCGGCCATCCAAAGGGACTTTGATATGTCGGGAGAGGCGGGACCGCTTGCCGTTCAGTAAACGGCAGCGCTTCGCCGGCCGGTGGCAGTCCTCGTTGGCGACGGGCAATACCAGGCATACGCGTGGATGTTCAATTGCTGGCTGGTGTCGGTGGGCGGGCCACGCACTGGAGTGGGGCCCGTGGCGCCAAGGATTTGGCAACTAATTGGTGAGCAAGGTCACGCCTCTTTCGAAAGAGCGTAGTAAACAAGCAGTGACCGTGGCCGGAGGACGGCGCTATTGTGTCCAACTGTGACATTTTTACGCTGTTTTCCGGAACGACCCGTTGTTACAAAATCCCCTGATCGGGATTATATGAACAAGGCATCCAATGGCGTGGCGGTGCGCAGCTTTGATCGTTTGCTTGGGCGTGGGCGCTGCCCTGCCAGGGCAAGCGGCTGACCCGGCCATCAGCGCCGCGGAAACCAGTGTCCGGCTTGGGCTGACCGCCGGTTACGGCTCGTACGACGAGAATACGCAGCCGCAGCAAACCGCGACTGGGGGATTCGTCGGCGCCGGCTTTGGTGTTAGCGCCTTGACACCCATGGTTTTCACGGGAATTGGGTTTCCAGATTTGTACACTGATGCGGGATACGACTTTACCGCCGGCTTTCTTCACCACCGAGACAATTCAGCAAACGCGTCTGGATTGCCGTACGCGTCACTAAGCAATGACTATTACAATAGCGTGATCGTGCGGCTTGGGCTCGGCCGGCCAGTGGCTGCCGCGGAGGAGATGATTCCGTTCGTTGCCGGTGGCTACCAGAATTGGCACCATACGATCGGCGGGGCGGGCGGCGCCGGCGAGTTGTATCAGGCTGGGTTGATCGGTGCCGGGCTGAAATTGGATGTCGCGGCGAGCTCAATGTTGGTCGTGACCGCCTCGGCCGAAGGGCTGGCGGTGATTGGCGGCTCCGTGTCGGCACCTTCCGAGAATTTCAACGGGAATTTTGGGACAAGCGCGGAAGAGCGGGTGAGTCTGGATGCCGATTATCGGCTCGATCAATCCTGGCATGCTTTTGCCGGCCTCGGTATCACGCATTATGATTTTAGCGGGTCGAAGGCAGATTTCATGGGCAGTTACGGACCGTTGAGCGCGACATTGCAGGTGAATTCGGTCTTCGGGATTGCTTACGGGTTTTAGGGTAGTCAGATTTTTTCTAACCACGTGTTATTTTCTTCTTGCCCACTCGCCCCGGTTTGACGTATACGACTTGGCATACTGGTTCTTCACGCGAGCATACGGGACTTCGCTAAAATTGATGTCTGCCGAGGCGGGGTTTCTGGACTTCGCCATCCGCGCCCAAAGTGCTGATTCAAGATACCCTGCGCGACACCACAAACTACTGATTAAGCAGCTTCAAGATGTGGCGGATGGCGGTTGCGACCGTCTGATGGTCCACATGCCGCCTGGTGCGGCGAAGTCTACCTATAGTTCGGTACTGTTTCCGGCCTATTTTTTTAGCCGGCAACCGGGCCGGCAGATTATTGCGACAGCGCACACAGCGTCTTTGGCAAACTATTTTGGCCGTTGCGTTCGCAATACCATTATTGAGCATGGCCGGTATTTGGGAATCAGCCTTGCCAAGGATAGCCGTGCTTCCGGACATTTTTTCCTTGAAGACGGCGGCGAGTATTTCGCAGCTGGTGTGCGCGGGCCGATTACCGGACGCCGCGCTGATTTGGTGCTGATCGATGATCCGGTCAAGTCGTTCGCCGAGGCGGAAAGTCTCGTGTTTCGCGACGCGCTTTATGATTGGTACCGCGCCGAGCTTTCGGCAAGGCTGAAGCCGAATGGCAGTGTGGTTCTGATCATGACGCGCTGGCATGAGGACGACTTGTCAGGACGATTGATGCGCGGCAATGACGGTTGGCGCTGTGTGACGCTTCCGGCGCTGGCGGGGCCAGCGGATCCGCTGGGGCGCTTGGTTGGTGAGGCACTATGGCCCGAATCGCAGAATGAAGCCGCGATGGCCCGACGCCGGCAAGAGGTTGGCGAACGAACTTTTGCGGCGCTGTACCAACAGTCTCCGCGCGCACCTGATTCGGCACTGTTCAATACGAAGACGATCAGAATTCTCGCCGAGGCGCCGGCGATGGACCGTACGATCCGTGCCTGGGATTTGGCCGCGACGATCCCGGGTACGGGCCGCGACCCGGACTATACCGTCGGGCTGAAATTGGGCGTTAACCAAAGGTTTGAGATGGTGGTGCTGGATATCGTCAGGCTTCGCGGATCGCCCGGCGAGGTGGAAGCAAAAATTCTAGCGACCGCGAAGGCAGACGGTACGGTCACGATGATCGCGCTGCCGCAGGATCCTGGACAGGCGGGCATCGCGCAGATTGCAATGTTGCAGGCAAAACTAAAGACATTCCGTGTAGAGGGCTCGGTTGAGACCGGCAGCAAGGTGATACGCGCGATGCCTGCCGCCGCGCAGATTGACAACGGGAATCTTTCGCTTGTGGCAGCACCGTGGAATGACAGTTTTCTGAGTGAGCTGTCGACGTTTCCTGATTCACCGAAAGACGATCAAGTGGATGCACTCTCGCGGGCGGTTAACACGGTGTTAACCACCAGCATGGGAACCGCCCGGCGGATGAATATTCCACTACTCGGACGCTAACACTTCTACCCCGCGAGGCAGCATGTTCCAAACGATCTGCGATACGGTGCCAGCCGATAGCGCGACGCCCGCACGCGCGAGGTGGCTGGATATTTTGCGCCGCGTTCTAGATGGCACGATCTACGACGGCTTGCCGTATCAATTTCATGAGGAGCGAAATGGCGCTGGAGAGTATGTGCCCTTGCGGATGCGCCGGCCGTCGGTTCGTTATGGCTTGTGCCGGGTTGTCGTTGAAGATTCAGTGGCGCTACTTTTTAGTGCCGCCCATTTTCCGACGATAGATTGTGCCGACGGTGCTTTGGCCGCCACTTTGGCCGATATTGTGCGGGAAACCCGGCTGAATGAGGTGATGATCGATGCCGCGATCCGAGGATCGGTTGGGTCGGTCGCGGTTCTCTTGCGCGTTCTCAAAGGGCGGATATACTTCTCCGTGATTGAGAGTCTTTACCTAATGCCGGTTTGGGATGTTCTGGCACCCGATACATTGAGCCGCGTGACTGAAAAGTATAAGGTTACAGGCGCCGACTTGCTGTCCCAAGGCTATGACAATGTCGATTCAGCGACGGTCTATTGGTTTCAGAGGGTGTGGGATTCGACCGCAGAAACCTGGTATCTTCCCTGGCCGGTAAATGACCCCCTCGCGGTTCCGATGAGGGACAAAACGCGGTCCGTTGTGCACGGCTTGGGCTTTGTGCCGCTGGTATGGATACGTAATCTTCCCGGAGGTGACGGGGTGGACGGCGCCTGCACATTTCGCGCTGCGATTGAAACGAATATCGAGATTGACTACCAGTTGAGTCAGGCGGGACGTGGACTGAAGTACAGCTCCGACCCCACGCTCTTGATCAAGGAGCCGGCATCCAGCGATACAGAGATTGTAAAAGGTGCCGGCAATGCTTTAGTTGTCTCCGAAAAAGGCGACGCGAAGCTGTTGGAGATTGGCGGGACGGCTTGCGAGGCCGTGATATCTTATGTGCGGACCTTGCGGGAGTTTGCTCTGGAGGCGGTGCATGGCAACCGTGCCAGTGCTGACCGGCTGACCGTGGCGCAATCCGGCAGGGCGCTGGAGTTGATGAACCAGGGCCTGATCTGGCTCGCGGATAATCTGCGGATTTCATATGGCGATGGCGGCGTATTGGCGCTGTTGAAAATGGTCGTTCAGGCGTCGCGGATTTTCCCGTTGATCGTTATGGGCCGCCCGGTGCCATCATTAGATCCAACGCAGAGCCTGACGTTGCGGTGGCCCCGATGGTATCCGCTTTCCGCGGATGACAGGCTGAAGGAAGCGCAGGCGATTGCGACGCTGACAAGTGCCGGCCAACTCTCGCAGGAGAGCGGGGTGAAAGTGCTGGCCGCGGCGAACGGCATTAGCGACGTGCAGGCGGAACTCAACGCCATTGACCAGGATACACCATGACCGAAGAGTCCGACGAGGCGGCCGAAAACTGGCAATTGCGTGCCGAAACGGCGGAAGCCGCGCTGGCACGCACGCAGGCTGAGGCCGATTCGCGTTTGATCCGCGCTGAGCTGAAGGCGGAAGCAATTCGTGCGGGTATGGTCGATCTGGACGGATTGAAGTTGCTTGATACGTCTGAGATCCGGCTGGGCGCGAATGGCGAGGTTGTGGATGCCGCTGCTATTCTGGGCAAGTTGAAGCGTGCGAAGCCGTGGCTGTTTGCCGGACCCGCATCTTCCTCCGCGGCGGCAAATCCGCCACGGCCGGAGCCGCCGCGGACGCGCCATGCCAATGAGTTGAGCCATGAAGAATGGCTGCAGGCGAGGGCGGCGCTGCTACGGCGGCGTTGAAGCCGCGGTTTTGAAACTATCGGAGCGTTGCGTTTTCGTCCCGGAGTCCTGGGCCGTCAATGACGCGGGTTTGCGTGTGGGTCTCCTAACATCGAGAGGTTTGTCTGATGGGTATTCAGAATTTCCCGGCTGCGCTGCAGCCCATTATTCAGCAGGGTTTTCTTGAGCGTGAGTTTGAGACGGCGCTGAAGTCCCGGCTTGGCTATCGTCTGATCGCGGACCGTGAGGATTTTGCCGTTGGGATCGGCGAAACGCTGACGAAGACGCGCGCCGGTCTGAAACCTAGCGTTACGGTGCCTTTGGCAGCGGCGACGAATACCAATCTTGATAACGGCCTGACCTCGACCAATTGGGGCGTGGAACAGTACACGATCTCGCTCAATTTTTACGCGGCGACGCAGGACCTGAATATGGTGACGAGCCGCGTCGGTATCGCCAGCCAATTCTTGCAGAATGCCGCCACCAATGGTGAGCAGGCGGCACGCAGCCTTGATGAGTTGGCGCGCAATGCTTTGTTCGCCCCGTATTTTGGTGGCAACACGCGCGTGATCACGACGTTGGGAAGCGCAGCTCCGAGCATCGAGGTTGACGATGTGCGCGGTTTTCAAACGGTGTTTGTCAACGGTGTGCAGCAGTCCGTTTCGGCAACCTACCCGATGACCGTGACGGTGGGGCTGGATGCTTATAGCCTGATTGGCGTGACGCCGGATGCTACAAACGTTTCGACGGCGCCGGGCGGAATTTCAGGCCAACTGCTGTTCTCTGGCAATGTGACGGTTGCGGACGGAACGCTGGGGAACGCGGTGCAGGCGGCCACGGCAAGCGCGATCGTGCGGCCGGCGAACCGGCCGACGACCGCGGCGCTGCAGGCCACGGATACGTTGACGATGGGAAATCTTCTGGACGCCGTGGCGCTTTTGCGCCGCAATGCGGTTCCGTTGGTGGATGGGGTGTATAATTGTTATCTTGACCCGGTTTCCGCCCGACAACTATTTGCAGATCCGGATTTCAAGCAACTTTTCACTGGGGCGACATCCTCGAACCCCGTCTTCCGGCAGGGGATGGTGAGTGATTTCCTAGGCCTGCGCTTTATAACGACCACCGAAGCCTATGTGCAGTCCTCGCCCAGCATTGCCGGGTTGTATGTGCGGCGGCCGATCGTTTGCGGCCAGGGAGCGCTCATCGAGGGTGATTTTGCTGGTATGGCGGCTGACGACGTGGCGCCGAAGGACAGCCTCGTCAATGTGATCGACAATGTCGCGATGGTGACGCGCGAGCCGATTGACCGGTTGCAGCAAATCATCGCGCAGAGCTGGTATTGGATTGGCGGTTTCTGCGCGCCATCCGATACGACAACCACGCCGACGACGGTGCCGACGGCGACCAACGCGAACTATAAGCGCGCGGTCATGCTCGAGCATATTGGTTGAGGAGCGGCGCAAATGTCGACCGGTTCAACCCAACCTTTCCGTCCCGCTGGCACCGCTAGTGTGGCGGCCTCGACGAGTTCTGGCAGCGTTCAACTGGCGGGCGGCGGCCATGCTGTCCTGGTCTATAATGCATCCAGCGCCACGGCATTTTTTCGCCTGGGTGCCGCGGCGGGTTTGACAGCGACGACGGCGGATACGCCGCTGCCGCCGGGTGCCCGCGTGTTGGTGGATGCTGGTCCTTTCGTCAGCCATGCGGCGGTGATTCTCTCCGCTGGAACGGGCAACGTGTATTTCACGCTCGGGGACGGGGACACGTATTGAGATGTCCGGTACGCTTCCAACGTCTTTCACCGACTCACAAAAGACCGACATTCGACGGTTCTGCGGCTATCCCGCTTATGGCGCGAGTGCCGCTGGGTTTGATTCATGGCGGTTTTTTCAAGCCTACGGCACGTTGGAATACCGGATGAACAATCTTTCCACGGCAGAGATTGCCGTCACTTTGCAATATCTGACGACGCTAAACATGTTGGAGTCGGCCATCCCGCCGACTTCCGATAATCTTGATACTGAGAGCGCCGCGGCGTGGACGCATAATGCCGATGAAACGCGCGACCGGACCAATCTGTTTGATAGCTGGCGGCGCCGGTTGTGTGGCTTTCTGGGGGTCCCGGCCGGGCCGGCGCTGGCGGATGCTGGCATCACGTTGATTGTATAGGCAAATGGACGGTGTAAAGGTGGCGGACCGGCTGGCCTATGGCGCTGGCTGTGCCGCGCGCCGGGTCGGGTTCGTGCATGATGCGTACCGGCCAAATGGGCCGGCGAAGCCAATTGATCTTGCCAACCGGTTTCTACAGTTGAGTGTGGCCTATGTGCTGCCAGGTGGCAGCGTGGGTGCCCCCAGCGGCTTTGGCGTGCCGTTCCGGCAGGCCTGGGCGGATTGGAGCTACCTGCTGGTGGGCGATTACCTGGTGGGGCCGGAGGGCGTAGCGTTTGTCGCGGCGATCGAGCCGCCGAAGCCGATGCTGGTGGTGATGACGAATGCCATCGTCAGTCTGGCGCGCCCGGCTTCACCCGTGCTGGCCGGTTTAAATCCGTATGGTGCGGTTTTGCCGGGCACCGAGACTGTGCTGATCGCCTGTTTTCCGGCCAGTCTCCTGCGGGGCGGGATCGATGACCGTACACGGGTGGGGCTGCCGGATGACACGAAAGTCCCTGGTTTCACCGCGCTGTTGCCGGCGGTGCCGTGTGTTCAGCCGCAGGTCGCGGATATTCTCGGCAATGAATGCGGGGAACGGTTTATTGTGACGGCAACAGAGCTGGTGAGCGGCGTCTGGCGGTTGTCCTTGGTACAGGCCGTCAGCTGATGGCGGACCAGGCGGATGTCGAGACGGCGCTTGCGTCGTTGGTGGCGAATGCATTGTATCCAAACGGCACCGCGGCAGTGGGCGCGGTTACCAATCTGTGCCGGATTTATCGCGGCTATCCGGCAGCGCCGTCCCTGGATGCGGATTTGGCCGCGGGAATTGTGAACGTGTCGGTGGTGGGCGGTACCGCCATCAAAAACGTCACACGTTATCCGCGACTATGGCAGACGGTGGCGCCCGTGCCGGCGACGTTGACGGTGACTTTGTCGGCGCAGAGCGCAACGTTCTACGGCACTTGCGCTGTGGGTCAATTGGCCGGTGTGTCCGTAAACGGCGCGTTGTTTCCTTATGCCGTCCAGGCGAATGACACGCCGGCAACGGTTGCGAGCAACCTGGCGGCGCTGCTCCGTGTGGCGGGATGGCTGGTGGACTATACCGGCACGACCATTACCGTGCCTGGTGCCGCAATGTTTACGGCGCGGGTGGTTTACGGAGCCGGCGCTTTGCAAGAGATCAAGCGTCAAGTGCAGGATTTCAAAATTTCTATGTGGTGCCCTGATCCGGCGTCTCGCGATGCGGTGGCGCCAGTGATTGATAATGCGCTGGCGGGGCAAAATTTCATCGCTCTCGCGGATGGTTCGTCCGCGCGGCTGATTTTTGTGGGGACCGAGGCCCAGGATACCGCGGCGGATGCGACTTTGTACCGCCGGGACATCATCTATAGCGCCGAGTACCCGACCACGCTGGCCCAAACGACGCCGGCGATGCTGTTCGGCACCGCGAGTCTTTATGCGGATGCGGAATTTGTTGAGAATCTCCAAGTTTAAAGGAAAGACAATGGCGTTTCATCTGGTGGTGCTGCGGCCGTTCGGCGGCTTCAAGCGCGGCGATGTGATTACCGATAGTGCCACGATCGCCAGACTCCTGGCGGGTGCCGAGAAAAACTTTGTTGTGCGCGTGAGCGCGAAAGGGGCGTGAGCCATGCCGGTTTTCAGCCAGGGTAATTTGAACACGACGGCGCTGATCGTGCCGGATTTATATGTGCAAATCGTGGCACCGCAGACGCTTCTGTTAAATGGTGTGCCGACCGATACATTGGGCGTTGTCGGCTCCGCCAGTTGGGGGCCGGTCGGTGAGCCGACGATCTGCGCCAGCATGGGAGATTACGCCGCGGCGTTTGGGCCGGTGATGGCGCGCAAATACGACATGGGCACGCAGGTGGCGACAGCGGTGCAGCAGGGCGCCGCGAATTTTCGTTGCGTACGGGTGACAGATGGCACTGATACGGCAGCGTCGCTCACCGTATTTGGAGCGATCGCGTTTACAGCACTTTACACGGGCACGCTGGGCAATCAACTGACGCTCACGTTTTCTCCCGGCTCGGCGGCGAATACATGGCAGCTTGCCATCGCCCTGCCGGGGATAAGTCCGGAGGTCTTCAACAACATAGGCGGGACCGGGGCGGCGTTCTGGAGCAACATTGCCAATGCCGTGAACAATGGGAATGGGGCGTTGCGGGGCCCCTCACAGCTGGTGGTTGCCTCTGACCTTTCGGTGACCGCGACGCCGGTTGCCGGCGCGTTTCCATTCAGTGCGGGTACGCCCGGCAGTGATGGTGCCGGCGGCGTGGATGCGGCGATTTTGGTGGGTGTGGATACCGTGCCGCGCCAGGGTATGTATGCTTTGCGCGGGCAGGGCTGCGCGATTGCGTTGCTAGCGGATGCGGATGATTCGATGCAGTGGAGCGTTCAGGTTGAGTTCGGCGTGTCCGAAAGCGTTTACATGATTTGCACCGGCCCGGCGGGCGACAACATTGCCAATGCGGTGGCGACAAAAACCGCCGCCGGCATCGATAGCTACGCGGCCAAGCTGATGTTCGGCGACTGGGTGTATTGGTACGACCAAGCCAATGCAGTCACGCGGCTGGTGTCGCCGCAAGGGTTTGTCGCGGGGCGGCTTGCTAACTTGTCGCCTGAGCAGTCATCGCTGAACAAGCAGCTTTACGGTGTCACGGGAACGCAGAAATCCGGGCAGCCTGGCGCTGGCACGGCAACGACCTATGCGACCGCAGATCTCTCCGCTTTGCTCTCGGTGGGAATTGACGTGATTGCGAACCCGCAGCCGGGCGGCGCGTATTGGGGGGTGCGTGGCGGCTTCAACACGTCATCAAATCCGTCAACGAACGGCGATAATTACACAAGGCTGACAAACTACATCGCCGCTACACTCTCCACCGGCATGGGGATTTACGTGGGACAGCTGGTGAACGCGACATTGTTTCAGAATATTCGAGCGACGCTGCTGGCGTTTCTGAATGGGTTGCTGAGCCAAGGGCTGCTGGGGAGCACCACGGGCGCGGTGCCGTTTGCGGTGGTGTGCGACATTACGAACAATCCGGTTTCGCGGACCAGCCTGGGTTACGTGCAGGCCGACGTGCAGGTGCAATATCAGGCGATCAACGAAAAATTCATCGTCAACGTGCAGGGCGGCCAGACCGTGCAGGTCAGCGTGCAATCCGCGGCGAGTTAAGGAAGGACAGGGCAATGCCTTACAATACGTTTTCCATCGGCAGTGACTGCCAGCTTGTGGTGATGGGGCCGTTCGGCCGGGTGGATCTGGCGCATGTGACGGGGTTTGAGGCGAACCAGGTGACGATGGCGATCCGCGTGGACCGGCTGGACGGTGTGCAACTGGGGGCGGAACTGCCGAAAGGCTGGTCCGGCACGTTTACGCTGGACCGCGGGTCTCCGGCGGCGGATGATTTCATCGCCGCGATCGAGCAGGCCTATCTGGCCGGGCAGTCGATCCCGGCGGGCACGTTGTATCAATATGTGAATGAACCGGATGGCTCGACCTCGACCTATCAGTTCAGCGGGGTGGTGTTCAAACTCACCTCCGCCGGCGCGTACCGGGGGGATGCGCCGGTAGCGCAGAAATTATCTTTCTACGCATCCAGCCGGGCGAGCCTGTGATGGAACGGGTGATAACGGATAAGGCCGGCCGGCGGCTGACGTTGCGGAAGGTGGGCGTGCTGGAGACGTTGCGGCTGTATAAGGCGCTGGGGCCGGAACTATCATTGAATGGCCCGTATTTGTCCGCCGCGAGAATTGCCGCGGCTGTCGAAATGATAGATGACGTGCCAGTCCCTTTTCCCGCGAGCGAAGCTGCGGTAGAATCATTATTGGATCGGCTTGGTGAAGATGGCGTCATGCTTGTCGGTACGGCAATTCGGCGGCCGGCGACGGCGGCGGTGGTTGCTGAAGCGGGAAACTAGCCCGGCACGCCGCGCTGGCTGACTGTCTTTACTTGGTCAAGAGCGGCGTGCCTTACAACGTTGCGTTTGAGCTGGATGATGCAAGCCGGACGGCCTATATCGTCATTCTTGGCAGGCTCGACGGACTTCAGTTTGACTGGAAACGATTGCGCTGGAGAGATGAGTTGTAAAGAAATAGAACGTAATCCTGGTAAGACGTAATGCCGATTTTTACCAGCTATTCAATGGGGTGTTAGCAATCAACATTCGGAAGACAATTTGGATTGGTTTTTTGTTGTCCGGCACGGTGGTTTATGCCATCGATTTGTTCGTAGTCTGGGCAGATGGGGCTGTTTTCGCCGATGACTCGACCGCTGACGACATTATTGGATTCGAGGCGATCTACTTTTTATCATTAGCATGCCTCCTTATATGGAGGTTGTTCATTAACCGGCGGGCTGCGATTAAGCCACTGTTAGCATTAACTCTGACCGGTGCCGTTATTTATTTTCTAACAGCGCCGATCCAGAAAATAGCATTCGGGTACTATATTTATCCAGAACAGAAATTTCTGTCCAAACATTGCCACCCAATACCGTTCCAACAGGATGGAAGAACGTTCTATTTAGGCGTTTGCGATGTTGTTTTTGTAGACGGAGGACAGAATGACTTTTCGTTTGTTTACGACACGAGTGGCGATGTCGCAAATGATGAAGATGAGAAGGAAAGCACCCATCGACGTGACCGGATAGAATGGGTAAATGCGATGCGCCGATTTTTTAATGACGATCCGAATGAACAATTTGAGATCGGCGCGTTTTACTCTCGTGAGATATACAAGAATTTCTATACGGTTGAATTTGATGATGAATTTGGTGAAGGATTTACGCTAAAGTATGGCCCGCCGCCGCCTAATCCCAAAAATCCCTTTCCCCCCATTTTCTGATTAATTTCGAGGTGCCGAAAATGAACGATGGAATAGAGCAGACAGGTATATTTTACACCTATCCGCAAAAGGGGGTGGACCGGAAAGGGCTACCCATACTTGACCGGAGCAAAGCTATTCTTGTGAAGTTCTTGGTGGTCAACGGAGAGAAAGTACCCGACTCGCAAGAAAAGGGATCGGAAAGTAAGCAACTTTATCTCCGGCTTGCACCTAACGGCAGGATTGATGAGGGAAGCAGGTTTGAAAACAGTGGAAATTATCTGATCGTACCCGCTGATTACAATGTTTCAGATGCCATTGCCGAGGCGGACAAGGTCAATCGGGCCATGCGCGATGCCTCATCCGTAGGCTCGCCCTTGGGTGGACTCACCGAAGGTCTGAGGGAGATGACGCATGATTTCAGGCCCGGCGGTTCGCAAGACCTCCAACGCGGCAGGGCTTGGGGCGTTCCGGATGGTGAGGTCGATCCCGTAGTAAAGGATTCGGCTTCCTGGAACTTTGCCGTCACGACTCAACTTACCCGCATCCCGGATTTCATGGCGGAGGTTGGCGCTGGCGGGCTGAACGTCTATGGGTACGCGCGGAACCACCTAAGCACGATGTTTGAGGGCGGTACGGCTACACACAAAGTGCCAAGCTGGTGGTTCGGGATGGATAGCGCCGATGCCCTGAATTTTGACGCCGGAGTTCGGGCTGCTAAGACGCCCGCGTTTCATCAAATCATAATCCAGAATTCGGAGAATAGCATCGGACAGGTCGCGCCGGTTCTCATGCCAAAATTGGGCAAGAGAGCAGTTCCTAACAGTAAGGCGCACGCGGCGGACGATAGTGTCCACAAGGCGATCATGACGGCGCTAGCAGATTTTTCAATACAAAAATTGGGGCTTGAAGGATCTGAGTATGGCGCTTTGACCCACTATGCCTCCTTCCATTCGTTTAGCGAGGCAAAGTCTTCCGGCTTTTCCACGGATGACAACGATACCGTGCCGCGTTCGGCGGTGCTTACGGGCCGTTCGTCGCCCAATCCCTTTGGCGCTACTTCTGATTCAGAAGGCTTCGACGCGTTCATGCGAAGCCAACCAGCGGAGCCTTATTCTGATCCGATCTTGTCGGGTAGCGATAACTCAACCAATCCCGAACAAGGCTTGTTTGAAGCAGGTTATGGCGATGTACTGCCGACCATTGCGCCCACGCGAAAGAGATCGTGGTTCGCCGATACTCCCTTTGACCAAATTGGCCATCAAACGACTGCAACCCAAAATCCGGCCCGCGGGGTGCGTACGCTGGATGAGAAGACTCTTCCAAAAAGATCGCACGAGGCACGCCTAAATGCGCCTTATGAACCCTCTCGTGCCACCAATTTCGGCCCGGTAAAGCAGGCGATTGATAAAACAGCACTAGCGCAGGCAATGGCTGAGATTTTTGACCAGCAGGCGCGGTTGCCGCCGTCTGGTGCGACGGGGTTCGATCCGCGGCTGACGCCGGCTTGGGCCGGCCAGATGATGGTGGGATAGGGCGCCAGCATATGTTCGGCGCCTAAATCGGCAAGAGGTAGCGATGAGCAACGTGGTTGTCACGCTGGGCGATGTGTCGTTCCAGGATTTTGAGGTGCCGGAGAAAATTTCCTTCGGCGGCACGCAGCGCCTGGCGGTGCAGGAGCTGATCGGTGGCGGCCGCGTGGTGGATGCGCTGGGCTATGATGATGGCGAGATCAGTTTCAGCGGGATTTTCTCTGGCGACGACGCGGCGCAGCGGGCGCAGACATTGGATACGGAACGCGCCGCCGGCGCGGTGCTTGCGTTGTTCTGGGACCAGTATTTTTATAACGTGGTGATTGCGGAATTCGCGGCCGATTACGAGAAGCCGTGGTGGATACCATTCGCCCTGCGCTGCATCGTCGCGTCCGACCCGGCGGTCGATAATGCCGTTACGCCAGCGGTGTATTTGGTCAGCAACGACCTCTCGGTGGTCACATCGCTACTGGGGCAGGCCGGTCTCGTCCTTGGCGGTTTGACCGACCCCACTGTCGCGGGGCTTGCCACCGCGCAAGGCGTGGTTGCCGCCGATATCACCACCGCCGGCACGGCGCTGGACAGCAGTGTGGGCGCGGTGGCGGGCGCGGCGGACGCGGCGTCTGGCATCGCCGCGGTGAATCAGATGACGGCGAATTCGGCCGTTTTGGCGGCGGCATCCGGGATGAGCGGCTATCTCAACCGCGCCGCGAGCAATTTGGCCGGGGAATTGTTATGAGCATACAGATCATCACCGTTGCCGGCGGCAATCTGTTCACGCTGGCCGCAAAATATTTGAATGACGCGACGCAATGGATACGCATCGCGCAAGCCAACAACCTCAGCGACCCGGTGTTGAATGGCGTGGTCACGTTGACGATTCCGGCGGTGAATGCGGCGGCCGGAGGCGGCATTGCCCGTTAACCAACCGCAGATTCTGGTGGCGATCGATGGCTTGCCGGTGCCAGGAGCGACCGCGTTGGACATTGAAAGCGTCGCCTGGTTCTCGGCCGACAGATTCCGCGTTGAGTTCGCGCTTGGCGCCGCGCCGCGGACGAGTGCTGCGTTCTTCGCGGCGCTGGAGGCGCAGACCCTCACCATCAATGTCGCGCTAGGCGGGGCGGGATTTGTGAATTTGCTCACCGGTCAGATCGACAATATCCGTCTCGATCTCAAAGAGAACATCGCGTCGCTCTGTGGGCGGGATTTGTCGGCGCAACTGATCGACACCGAGATCGCGGAGACGTTCGCGAACCAGACGGCGAGCCAGATTGCGTCAACGATCGCCGTGCGCCATGGCCTTGGCGCCAATGTGACCGAGACGGGCACGCCGGTCGGGCAGTATTACGAGCTGGATCATGCCCGGAGCGCGCTAGGCGCGAATGCCCGCGCCACGACGGAATGGAATCTGCTGACCTGGCTCGCACAGATCGAAAATTTCTCACTGTCTGTCGTTGGCACAACGTTGAATTTTGGGCCGCCGGTGCCGCCGATTCCGGTCTTTTTCACGCCACAGAATTTTATCGCCCTCGCCCTGGATACCGCCACGGCGATCCCGGCCATGGCCATTGTGAAATCCTGGAATACAAGGAATAAGATGGCGAATACCCAGACCGCGGGGTCTGGCGCCGGGATTTCGACGACGATGATCCGGCCCAACCTGACTCCGGCGCAAGCCCAGGCCATCGCGACGAACCATTTGGCGACGCTCGCGCAGCATACGACGATCCTGAGCGGAACGATGCCAGGCGATCTTGTGCTTGGACCCGCGGCGCAAATTCTTCTGGGCGGCACCGAGTCGGCTCTGGACCAGCTCTATACGGTCGAAGCTATCACGCGTTCACTTGATGCCCGCCGTGGCTTCACGCAGACGATTCGCGCTCATGCCGTTGCAGTCTAAAGGCCAGAGATGGATCGCTTCTGGAATACCGTGAAAGCCCGCGCCGGCGGGCTGGATGGCATGGCAGGCGTCGCGCGCTTTGGGCTGGTTTCCAGCTTTGACCCGGCATCCTACGCGGCAAAGGTCCTGATTCAGCCTGAGAATGTGCTGAGTGGCTGGCTGCCGGTCATCGCCGCCTGGGTTGGGGCCGGTTGGGGCCTGGCGGCACCTTTATCGCCTGGTGACCAGGTTCTAGTCATCGCGCAGGAAGGCGATTCCGAACAGGGCGTGATTGTCGGCTGTGTCTGGTCGGCCGTCGACAAACCGATGAACGTTCCCGCCGGCGAATTATGGTTGCAGCACCAGAGCGGGAGTTTTGTGAAATTGCACAACGATGGCACGATCGCATTGCAGGCGCCAACGGTAAACGTCGCCGGAAACCTTGTCGTCACCGGCAATATCTCGGACCAGAACGGCGCGCACGGGACGCTGGCCGCCTTGCGTGACGCCCATGATACGCATGTGCATAACGATCCGCAGGGCGGCCAGACCGGCCTGCCTTCGGTGACAGTATAATGGCGGATCTGGCCCTGCAATTTGGCGGTGATCTATCGCTCGCACCCACCGGTGATCTCGCGGTGACGGACGGGCCGGCTTTGACGGAGCAGCGCATCTTGCGGCGCCTGCTTACGAATGCCGGCGATTATATCTGGCAGCTCAGCTATGGCGCGGGTCTCGGGCAGTTTGTTGGGCGGCCCGGGGTGGCTACGGCCATCTCCGGGGTCGCACGCGCGCAAATCCTGTTGGAAGCCGCCGTGGCCGCGACGCCGGCACCGGTGATCACCACGGCGGCGGCCAATGACGGCACGGTCACGCTGACGCTGCGCTACGCGGACGCGGCGACCGGACAAACCAATCTTCTTTCGTTCTCCGTATAGGGTCCCATGCAATTATCATTGCAGAATTTCTCCACATTGGTGGAAAATATGGCGGCCGCGGTGCAGGGTGCCGCGCAGCAATTGCTGGACCTGACGGTCGGTTCTGTCCTCCGCGCAATTCTGGAAGCCAACGCGTCTTTGGCTTTGTGGCTGCAATGGCTGATCGTTCAGGTCCTGGCAACGACAAGGCTGGCCACCAGCGCGGGTACGGATTGCGATACGTTCGGTGCCGACTTCGGTTTTACCCGTCTGGCCGCGGAGGCGGCGACCGGCGCGGTGACGTTCTCGCGTTTCACACCCAGCGTCGCCGCCTTCATTGCGGTCGGCACGGATGTCTCGACATCCGACAATTCACAGAGTTTCATGGTCATCGCGGATTCGACAAATCCCGCGTTCAGCGCCGGGCAGGGTGGTTATAACCTCGCCGCGGGCGTTACCAGCCTCACGGTTGCCGTGGCCGCCAATACATCGGGCAGCGCCGGGAATGTACAGGCCGGCGCCATCAGCCTGTTGAGCACCGCCGTCGCCGGCATCGATACCGTGACCAACGCTCTGGCGCTGAGCGGCGGGATGGACGCGGAATCCGATACCGCGTTCCGCGCCCGCTTCGGCAGTTACCTCGCCAGCCTGTCAAAGGCGACGAATCTCGCGATCGGCGAGGCGATCGCCGGCATTCAGCAAGGTCTCACCTACGCCATTGCGGAGAATGTCGATCAGACCGGCGCATTGCTGATGGGCAACTTCATCGTCACGGTGGATGATGGCAGCGGCCATCCGCCGGCCAGCCTGCTCAGCGTAGTGCAGCAGACCGTGAACGCGGTGCGGCCGGTCGGTTCGAGTTTTGCCGTGCAAGGACCGGTGGTGAGCCTTGCCGACGTATCGATGACGCTGACCACGGCGGCCGGCGCCTCCCATCCGGCGGCGGTGGCTGCGGTGGCGGCGGCGATCGAGACCTATATCGCTGGCCTCGGCGTCGGCGCGACACTTTGCTATACGCGTCTGGCCCAGCTGGCTTATGATGCCTCAAGCGCCGTTACCAATGTCTCCGCGGTTCTCCTGAACGGCGGCACGGTGGATCTGGTGCCGCCGGCATTCGGCGCCGTCGTCGCAGGCACGGTCGCGGTGGCATAGACAATGATCGGCGACACGAACGATATGCTGGGCCGGCTCAAGCTGGTCCTGCCGGCGCGCTGGTTTGCCGATACGACCCCGGTGTTGGACGCCGTCCTAACCGGCCTGGCGACCGCGTGGAGTGGCCTTTACACCCTGCTGGTCACGGTCGGCGCGCAAGCGCGCATTGCCACCGCGGGCGGCATTTTTCTGGATATTGCCTCGGCCGATTATTTCGGTTCCGCGCTGCCACGCCGCGCCGGTGAGGTAGACGCCGCCTTCAGCGCGCGCATCCGCGCGAATCTATTGGCGCCGCGCGCCACCCGCGCCGGCCTGGAACAGGCTTTGACCAGTCTGACCGGACGCGCGCCAGCGATATTTGAACCGCGCAACCCGTCCGATACCGGCGGCTATAACGAATACATGCTCGGCTATAATGTTTCCGGCGGTTACGGGACGATGAACCTGCCCTTTGCCTGCTTCGTCACCGCGTATCGCCCGAATGCGACGCCGGTCAGCAATGCCGGCGGTTATAATTTCGGCCCCGGCGGCTATGATACCGCGCCGATGTTCTATTCAAATACGAACGATAACCCCGGCGCGATCGATGATGCGGACATCTATGCCGCCGCCGCCGCCGTCATGCCGACCGCCAGCATCGCCTGGATGAATATTTCCAACTGAGGATCAGTCATGGATCGTAACATCGTCTATCCCGGGAGCATCCCGATGGATACGGATATTCTCGGCCTCAATCGCAATGCCATGGTCGGCATCGCGGCCCTCACCGGGGCGGTTCTTGGCAGCGGCATCGTGGTGGATGGGATGGCTTGCACGCCGTCCACGCCAAACTCTCTGACGGTTTATGTCGGGCCTGGCAGCATCACGCAGTTTTCGCCGCTGGATGCCAACGCCTACGGCTCGCTGCCCGCCGATACCACGGATCAGATCGTCAAAACCGGCATCAACCTGGCGACCACCAGCTTCACGCTGACCCCGCCGGCGACACCGGGGCAGTCCGTGAATTATCTGATCGAAGCGACCTTTGCCGAAACCGATACGACACCGGTTGTCCTGCCCTACGTCAATGCGGCTAACCCCACGCAGCCCTATTCTGGCCCAGATAATTCCGGAACCGCACAGAACACGCGGCGCATACAGCGGGCCCAGTTGCAATTGAAACCGGGTGCCGCCGCCCTCACCGGCACGCAAACCACGCCGGCGGTGGACTCAGGCTGGGTCGGCCTCTACGAAATCACCGTGAATAACGGCCAGTTGGCCATCAGCGCCGACGAAATTCTGGTCATGGCCGGCGCGCCGTTCATCAACTTCAAGCTGCCCAACCTCCGGCCGGGCTTCGCCAGCCTGCAGGTGTTCACATCATCCGGCAATTTCACCGTGCCCAATGGCGTCAGCGCGGCGCGGGTTTCGGTGATTGGCGGTGGCGGCTCGGCCGGTTACCACAGCACGTTGCCGGGTGCGGGCGGCGGCGCTGGTGGCGAGGCGATCGGGATCGTCACCGGCCTTACCGCCGGGCAAAGCATCGCCGTGACGGTCGGTGCCGGTGGTACCGCGCCCACCAGCCCGGCAAATGGCAATACCGGCGGTACATCGAGCTTTGGCACTTTCATGAGTGCCACCGGCGGCAGCGGCGGCGAGGGCGGTACCACAGTGCTGTTCGCCATGGCTGGCGGCGCGGGCGGTGCCGGCGTTGGCGGCCAAGTCAATCGCGGTGGTTCGATGGGAGGCGATTCGATTGTCGTCGCTTCGCGTGGCGGTGACGGCGGTGGCCCCGGCAACGGCCGGGCGGCCAGCGGACCCCAAAGCGGCTTTTCGGCAGCGGGCTATGGCGGTGGCGGCGGCGGCGGTGGCGCGTCCACGGGCCCCAGCGCCGCCGGGTATCCGGGCGGCGCCGGCGCGCCTGGCATTGTCATCGTCGAGTATTAGGAGCGCGCCATGGGCACACCCGCCAATCACACCTGGCTGCCGTCGAACGCCCGTTATCTGCAAATCGACGGTTTTGTTCCAACGCCGCGGGGGCCGCAGATACCGCCGCCTTTGCCTCTGCAGTGGCCGAACAAGGACCCCGGAGACACGCTCGACTATGTGTTCGATATCGGGCCCGCGCTGACCGCGAATCCGGGTGACTCCATCAGCACGCTGGATGTCGCGATCAATCCGGACAATCCCGGTGATCTCACTCTGGCTTCCGCGACGGCGGATGGCACCCGTGCGGTGCTTTGGCTGACCGGCGGCCAGGCGCTGACGACCTATACGGTCACGGTAACCGTCACCACGACAGGCGGCCGCACGCTGGGGCGGGATATCAGCCTGCCGGTCGTAACACTGGCAAGCGTTCCGACCGCCACCGCCGACCTGACCACGCCGGGCGGCCAACCGCTGACCGATCCTACCGGTTCGCCCTTGTCAATTTCCTGAGGTGCAAGAATGCCGACAATTGGACAACTGCCGCCGGCCACCTCGGTGTCCGACACCGATGAACTGCCGATCTTCCAGAATGGCCAGACCCTCGCGGCGACCCGCGCGCAAATCCTCGCGGGCGTGCAGACGGCGCTGAACCTGCCGCAGAACACCCTGCTGGGCGGCGTCGGTCCGGGGAACGCGGCGCCGGTTCCCATTACCATCGGCGCCAATCTGGCGCTCGCCGGCAGCACGCTTTCCGCGACGGCAACACCGTTCCAGATCGCGTCCCTGACCACTGGCACACCGCCTGGCGCGTCCGACATCGTACCGCTCGGCCAGGGTGGCAACAATGTCGGCGTCTCCTATGCGAATTTTTTGAGTTCGATGGGGAAGGTCGCCGGCTTGCCCGGCGGCGCGCTGACCGCGACGGCGAGCGGCGCCACCGCGTCGCGGACGCTTGACGCGATTGCCGCGAATGCGGTGGCGATCGAGGATTTCGGCGCCAAGGGCGATGGTGTGACGGATGACAGCGCGGCGTTGCTGGCCGCCATCGCGTCCGGCAATCCCGTGCGCTTCCGCCCGGTGACCTACGCCATCGCCGGTGAATGCGACATCTCGGGCGGCGCCTGCACCATGCTGGGGGTACCGGGCCTCACGATTTTGCTACGCTCGGCACAGTCGAAGACCGGCAATGCGCCAGCACCCACATGGATCAGCGTCGCCGCCACCGTCGCCACCATCGACGGCATTATTTTCGACGCAAACGCATCGATTTCGGTCAACTCGTTCGCCGTCGCCGTTCAGGCCACCTGTACGAAATCCACCATCACCCGTTGCGTCTTCCGCAACGCGCAAGGCTCCGCGGACAGCTCTGGCCTCGCCTTCATCGCCAGCGATCCAGCTATCACGCAACACGAAGTCGATCATTGCGAGTTCACCGGGAATTTTGCCGACGGTTTGTATTCGCAGGCCATCGACTCGCTGAGCATCACGAACTGCCGCGCGCATGATAACGGCAGCAACGGCATCCAACTCGACAGCCAGGACCCGGCTTTCGTGCTGAAAATCCGCGGGCCGAAAATCGTCGGCAATACCTGCTGGAACAACAGCGTCGGGATCATCGTCGGGAATTTCAATCAGACGAATACCACGCCGACCGTCTACGGCAATGCCAATCCGGACGTGCTGGCGGCGCTGATCGCGTCGAACAATTGCTACAGCAATCGTGACTATGGCATTTTCATCTCCGGCCGCAACATTCTGGTGACAGGTAATCTCTGCACCAATAACAGCTCAGTCTCCGGCAGCGGTGCCGGCATTCTGTGCGACACTGGGTACTGCAAGGTCATCGGCAATATGGTCAATGGCGCCTCCGCGTTCGGCATCGATTGCGGCGGTTCGATCTATACCGAGGTTGGCAATAATTACGTCAACGGTTCCCTGGTCGGCATCAATATCGGCGGCGGCCAGTATTGCACGGCGCGCGACAACTTCATTCAGGATTGTACCGGCGTCGGCTTCTCCATCCAGAATGTGGAGTCCGATGGCAACGGCAATAATTTTGGCCTTACCTGCACCGACCTGTCGATCATCGGCAACTGGATCTATTACAGCGGCAACGTGGTCGCCATTCTGATCCGGGACGCACCGCAGAATCTGTTGATCGAGAATAACGTGATCGTCGGCAACGCCAATGCCAACCTGACCGATGCGATCTCGCCCTATACGAACAGCGCGATCATCCGCAATAATTTGCTGAATATGTCGGCAAGCTGGCCGGCGAATCCGGTGAGCGTCAACGGTGTCTACACGCTGACCGTGCCGGACATCGTGGATCGGGTGAACATCACCCAATCCACCGCGCCGATTGAAAGCATGACCACGTTGCAGACGGCGCAGGCGGCCGGTCAGGTCTGCTTCGCCCAGGTGACCAATGGCGGCAGTGGCTATACCAGCGCCACGGTCAGTTTTTCCGGGGCCGGCAGCGGTGCCGCCGCGATCGTCTGGTGCTATGGCGGCAAGGTCATCGGCATTCAGATGTCCAGCTTCGGCTCCGGTTACGGTGCTGGGACCACATGCACGATCAGCGGCAATGGCACCGGCGCGACGGCGACGGTGCAGGTCGGTCTGCCGGTTCTGCAGAACCGCGCCTTGACGATTGATTGTCTGACACCGGTGAGTTTCGCCGCCGCCGGAAGCTCGCCGGCGCAGACGAACTGGACCGGCGCGCCGATCACCATTCCCGCCGGTGCCACGATCGACTGGGTCGGCAATGCCGGCGGCTGGCGCGCCGCGCGGTTTACCCAGAGCGACTACGTTTCGCCGAACGGCGATGGCAGCCTGACATTGCGCACGCAATCCGGCGACATCTCCCTGCATCCCGCCGGCACCGGCATGGTTCGCTTTCTGTCGGACACGGAATCCGTCGGCGCGGTCGATCTGATCGGCCGCGGTTCGCCGTTGAGTACCGTGTCGGCGCCGGCCGGCTCGACCTTCCGCAATCTGAACGGCGGTGTCGGCAGCACCTTCTGGGTCAAACAATCCGGCACCGGGAACACCAACTGGGTTGCGGTAGCGTAAGGAAAACAGGTTATGACAACAATACCCCAACTGCCGCCGGTCACCACGGTCGGCAGCGGCGATCTGCTGCCGCTCAGCCAGGCCGGCCTGCTGTATTCTGTCACCGTCTCACAACTCACGGGCAATCTGCAGCCGGTCATCACCGTGCCCACCGGCGACCTGCTCGGCCGGATGAGTGCCGGCGCCGGCGGCCCGGAAGCCATCACCATTGGCACCGGCCTCGCGATGGCGAGTGGCGACCTCGTCGCTAACGGCACGGATCATGCCGGCTTTCCCGTGCAAGGCACATTCGCGCTGACGGATCAGTTGGTGATCAACGCCGATAGCACGCCGAGCCTGTTGCCCGTCACCGCCATGCGCGGCCTGTTCAGTGCCGGCAGCGGCGTCGTGATCGACAGCAATGGTGTGATCAGCGTCACGGTCTCCTCGATCGCCGGCCCGCCCGGCCCGCAAGGTGCAACCGGCCCAGCCGGCCCGACCGGTCCGGTGGGGCCGACCGGACCGGTCGGATCGGGTCTGGCAGCGCCGGCAGCCGGTAACTCCGCCAGTTCGATCGGCGCGTCGGACTACGTCGCGATCTGGCAGAATGGCGCGACGGCGTGGATGCCGTATGGCCAGTTTCTCGGTGGCCAGACCATCGACCAGTTGCCCGCCGCCGGCCCGGCGGCGGACAGTGATGAATTGCTGGTGGCCCAGGGCAGCACGTCACTCAGCACCCAGAGCTTCGCGGCAATCTGGACCTACGTGCAGGCGAAGCTGCCGATTTTTCAGCCCGCGATCGTCGAGCTGACCACCAACACGGTGCTGGATTCCACCAATCACAATGGCCGCATCCTGGTGGCCAGTCAGCCGATCACGGTGAGCGCGAATTTCGCCAATATGGGGGCGGGTTTCTCCTGCACGCTGATCAATCTGGCGGCGGGTTCGGTCACCCTGGGCACCGGCATCTCCTCCGGCTCCGGTAGTGCCACGCTGCCGCCGGGTGCTAACGCCAATTTATACGGGCTGGCCTATTCCGGCGGCTCGCTGGTCTGGTGGAGCGGGATCGTCCAGAACGCGCCCACGCTGACGGTTTCGACCATCACCGCGCCGGCGCCGGGTGTCGCCTTCACCGTCAGCGGCGGCATTTTCAATGACGCGCCGACCGCGCTGGATTATTCCACCAATGGCGGCACCAGTTGGACCGCCGCGGCAAGCCCGGTGATTTCCACCAACGCCTACAGCTTCAGCGTCCCCGGCCTTGCCGCTGGGACCTATACCGTCCACGTGCGCGACCATGCCAACACCGCCGTGACCGGCACCTCAAACAGCTTCACAATAATCCCGCCATCCATCAGCCTCGATACCGTACCGGCGAGTGCAAAGGTAAATACCGCCATACCGTTGTCCGGCGCGGTATCGCCCGGCAACGCGGCGGTGCGGGTTGGGCTGTCCTCCAGTGCCAGCACCGCGCCCAGCGTCTGGCAGGCGGCCACGGTGAACAGCGGCGCCTGGACCGCCAGCCTGACGCCGAGTGCCGCCGGAACGGTCTATGTGTGGGCACAGCAGACGAGCGACACCGCCGTGCAGGCGATCTCCTCCGCCATTGCCGTTGCCGCCGCGAGCCTGTCCGTCACGGCGCCGGGCACCGGCACGGCGGGCACGGCATTGACCGTGACCGGCACCGTCAGCCCCGCCGCCGACGCGGTGAACGTGCAACTCGCCACGCAAAACACGGCGGCGCCGACTTCCGGCTGGACCGCGGCGAGCAACACGGCCGGCAGCTTCACGGCATCACTGACTCCGGCCGCCGCGGGAACCTATTACGCCTGGGCCCAGGACCCATCATCCGGGCTTAACGCGGTATCCGCCGCCATCACCGTTGCCGCCGCCGTGACACCGGTCACCTACAGCTTCAACAACCCCGGCGGCTCTTACCCCCATGGCTCCGGCACCATCACGTTGAACGGCAGCATTTCGCCCGCCTCGGGGCAGGCCATTCAGATCGCGATGTCCACGTCCAACACGGTGGTGCCGACGACCGGCTGGAACAGCACGATCTTCTTTTTCTCCAGCAACACTGTCTGGGGCTGCTTCTATAACACGCCGGCGGCGGCCGGGTCGTATTACATATGGCTGGAAACCACGTCCGGCGGCGACCAGACGGTGAGCAGCTTCACCGTGACCGTGACCTGAAGCGATACGATGACCCTGCTCTTCACCACGCCCGGCGGCCCGCTGCTGACCGGGACGACCACCCGCGCGCTGATCGCATCCCTGCCGGCCGGCAGCACGCCGCCCAGTGGCGCCTTCACCGGTCCGTATCCATCGGCCATCAGCGGCCTTTCCGGCTGGTGGGATGGCGGCCTGTTGGGCGGCCTTCTGGATGTCAACGGCGTGGCGCTGACCGTGAGCAATGCCGTCGTCGGTTCGGTCTCCGACAAATCTGGCAACAACCAACCGCTGACGCCGTATCATGTCAGCTACGATACCTCGCCCGCCGCCACCTTTGCGGCCCCGCGCGTGAACGGTTTTCTCGGCGCGGTCGGCGCGCCGGATCCGGCCATCGTGACTTATGGACCGAGCCTGGACCCGGATTGGGGATTGTCGCATCCCGGGTTTGAACTCGGGTCAGGTGCTGCCTGGACGCGCTATCTGGTCTGGACCCGGCCGAACTGGCGGCAGGGCACGTATTACGTGAACAACAGCCCGATTCCGCTGCTCCGCTGCACCGCGTCCGGAACCACCATCCTGCAGGCCGACAGCGCCGAGGGCAGCAACCTCACTTTGTTCCCCGGCACCGCCAGCCAACTGGTTCTGAGTTCCACGCTGGCGCGCCGGCACACCCACGCCATCATCCTGCGCAACACCCCCGGCATGGGCGTGGACGCCTGGCTGGACGGCGTGCAGGTGGCAACGCACGCGGCAAACCCGCTGCCGGCCAGCGCCAATGCGCAGGTTTTGCTGTTGCATGACGGCACGCTGCAAGGCTCTGCGCAGTGCTGGTTTCATGAGGCCGCCACCTGGGAGCGCGCGCTGGCCAGCGCCGACATCACGACGCTGATCGCCTGCCAGGGGCGGTGGGTGCTGGGGAGCCGCAAGGGCATCAACCTGCTTGTCATGGGGCAAAGCAATGCCGCCTGGTTCATCAATGCCGGTGCCCCGCTGGCGCTGGCCCAGGGTGTCGCATGGTATCTCGGCGCCGCCGCCTACGCCTATACGGCTGTCATCGCCGGCACCTATGTCGCCCCGCCGCGCTATTCGGTGATCTCCGGCCATCCGATTTCCAACTCCTCCCCGCCGCTGTTTCCGCCCGGCCCCGGCAACGGCACGTTCCTGACCAACCCGGGCGACGGCTCGAGCCCCGCCACCTGGTCTGGCGGCCCGGACCTCACCGCCCTGACCGACATGCTGACCGGGAGCAGCGCGCTCGTCTCCGCCGTCGATGAATCGGATATCGCCTTCCTGATCTGGCCCTGGTCCGAACAGGACAGTACGATGCCGTATTCAAACAAGTCCCTCTACGAAGGCTCCGTGCTGCAACTGCTCTCGCTCACGCGCGGTCTGTTCGGCCGGACCGCCGCGGCGATGCCGCTGCTGGCCTGGAACGCCATTCCGTATGAGACGGATGCGGGCGTGCAAATGGTGCGCGAATCGATCGCCGATTTGTCCGCGGTCAGCGCCAACAACATCGTGGTGTTCGTCGCGCAGACGTCCGACTCGAATCCGCTGAATGCTGCCTACGATCCGGCGACGGGGATTTTCACCGGCGGCGACCCGGAACATCGCGACCAGCCGGATCTGTTGCGCTACGGCCGCATCGGCGCGCACGCCGCCGGCCGCGCGGCGTTCGCCATGGGTCTGGCGGACACGATTGCCGCCACCGCGTTGCCCGCGAGCGGGTTGCCGGCGCAAGGCGGTCCGCGAATCACCAACGTGTACCGGTCCTCCAACACCGAAATCATTTTAACCGTGCTGCATGATTCCGGTGATGATCTGATCGTGCCGCTGCAAGCCGCCTACGGCGCCGGCTTTGCCGTCATGGATGGCGGCAGCGTCGCCAGCCCCGGCAATATCATCACCGCGACCGCCGCCGCGCGTGTTGATGCCACGCATATCTCGGTGACGCTCGCCGCCGCCATCACCAACCCTTCCACCGACGTGCTGTTTTTCTACCCCTATGGCAGCACGCAGATCGGCCGCGGCGACGCGGTGACGGACAATGCCGCAACGCTCACGCCGCCGGCGAACTGGAATATCGGCAATGATCTTGGCGCCGCGTGGAGCCTGAATTTCCCGCTGCAAGCGACGTTCTACCCGATCACGCTGTCCGACACGCCGACCTGAACGAGACCCGCATGGAACAAGATTCGGTCGCCGCCCTCCGCGCGGACGTTGCCGCCTTGCGCGGCGACGTCATGGAAATCCGTCAGGATATCGGCAGCCTGGAGGCGAAGGCCGACTCTTTCGAAGCCTGGCGCGTGCGCTATCTGGTGCAGGAAGATCAGCTGATCGGCAAATTGTTCCTGAAGATTGATGAACTGGTAGCCTCGCTCAGCGACATGCGCGCCGATCTCTCTCGCATGCGCGGCGAGCGCGAGGCCGAGCGCCGCGCCAGCATGATGATCGTCAGCGTTCTCTCGGCGGCCTGCGGCGGGCTGCTGGCGAGCCTGCTGCATGGATAATTTCGCCCGCTGCCTTGCCTTCACGCTGGGGGCCGAAGGCGGTTTTTCTAACAATCCGGCCGATCCGGGCAACTGGACCGGCGGTGCCATCGGTTGCGGCGCGCTGCATGGAACAAAATACGGCATCAGCGCGGCGGCCTATCCCGACCTGAACATCGCGCAGCTATCGGAAGATCAAGCCGAGGCCATCTACAAACGGGACTACTGGACTGTACTGCACGGCGACGACCTGGCGCCGCCGATCGCCCTGGTTGCGTTCGACGCGGCGGTCATTGCCGGGCCGCGCCGCGCCGTGATGTGGCTGCAACAGGCCGCAAACACGGCACCAGACGGCGTGCTGGGGCCCGCAACCCTGGCGGCACTCCACGCCGCCGATCCTCGGCTCATCGCGCAAGACGCTTTGGCGCGGCGCCTCGATTTCTTAACGCGGCTGCCGGCCTGGCAAAGTTTCAGCCTCGGCTGGTCGCGCCGCGTCATCGCTCTGGCGGCCGAGCTGCACGCCTGACGCCGCCGACGTCAAAAATCGATAAACAAATTCCTGAATCGAAAGAAAATCCGATGACGCAAATAAATATCGCAGGGTTTTGGAGCATACTTATGCCGTTCGCTGTCGCGGCCCTTGGCGCGGTGGCGGCATGGGCCACGAAACTTCTGGCCAGGCAGTTAAATCTGAACGCCGGCAGTCAGGCCCTTGATGATTTTGATCAGGCGATGGCGCATGGCCTGACTTTGGCGGAAGACGCGCTGCAAAGCGTCGCCGCCCATAACGGCACCATCGACGTGCCGAGCGCCTTGGCCCAAGCGGCGCAATTGGTTCTGACCTTGGCGCCGGCGGCGGTTTCCGCGCTCGGCATCACGCCCGGCGCGGTCGCGGCCCTCATCACATCGAAACTTTCGCCCGAAGCCGCCGCCCGCGCCAAGGCCGCAATGTCCACACCCGTTACGAACGCCTCTTAAGGAGCTGCTCCATGACCACTGTTTCCCGCCGCACTTTATTGCGATCCGCCGCTCTTGTGATGCCCGCCAGCTTGTTGACCGGCTGCGCGATCACCTCCGGCAATGATGTCACCACCGTCACGCTGAACCTCGCCACCATCGACGACTACGCAACGGCCGCCGAAAATGCCGCAACTTTGCTGCTCGGCTTCGCGCCCATCACCGGGGCGCTCGGCACCGCGGGGGTGGCGGCCGCGACAGCTTTGATCGCCGCGATCAAGACCGGCATTTCGGCGCTGGACAGCGAATATGCCGGCCAGGCAACGTTCTCCTTCAGCACCGCGAGCGTGCCGGCGGCGCTGTCCGCTTTGCAAGCTGACATCACCAGCCTGTTCAACGGCTTCGAAACCGCCATCACCAGTCTCGGCGGGGCCGTCCCGGCGCAGATCACGCAATACTACAACGCTCTCCAGACCATCGCCGCATTGGTGGAAGCGATCGCCTCTTTGGCGGTGAAGGCCACGCCGCTGCCGATGACCAAGACACAGGCACTCGCCGTGCTTGGGGTGAAATAA